GACCGACGCAAACTGGTCGCCGTGGGCGCAGCTTTACACCTCGGCTCATCCTCCTGAAGAATTTTATCCAGTCGGTGCACCGATTCCGTGGCCATCAGATACCGTTCCGTCTGGTTATGCCCTGATGCAGGGGCAGACTTTTGACAAATCTGCATACCCGAAACTTGCAGTCGCTTATCCGTCAGGCGTGATCCCTGATATGCGTGGCTGGACTATCAAGGGCAAACCTGCCAGTGGTCGTGCCGTATTGTCTCAGGAACAGGACGGCATTAAATCGCACACCCACAGCGCCAGCGCATCCAGTACTGATTTGGGGACGAAAACCACATCGTCGTTTGATTACGGTACTAAAACGACCAGTTCATTTGATTACGGCACAAAAACCACAAATAGCGCAGGAGCTCATTCACACAATATACCTGTTGGTCACACTGGCGCGGGGAATGGTGTATCAGCCGGTTATAACGCTGCGTTAGGTACTGGTACCACGTCGAGCGCAGGCGGGCATGCTCACAATGTATATATCGGTGCCCATAACCACACTATCGGCATTGGTGCTCATGCCCATTCTGTCATTATTGGTCCCCACGGACACACCATCACCGTTAACGCTACGGGTAACGAAGAAAACACCGTAAAAAACATCGCATTTAACTATATTGTGAGGCTTGCATAATGACATTCAGAATGAGTGAACAATCACGGACCATAAAAATTTATAATCTACTGGCCGGAACCAATGAGTTTATTGGTAAAGGTGATGCATACATTCCACCTCATACAGGTCTGCCTGCAAACAGTACCGATATTGCCCCGCCAGATATTCCGGCTGGCTTCGTGGCCGTTTTCAACAGTGATGAGGCATCGTGGCATCTCGTTGAAGACCATCGGGGTAAAACGGTTTATGACGTGGCATCAGGGGACTCGTTATTTATTTCTGAACTCGGTCCATTACCGGAAAATGTTACCTGGTTGTCGCCGTATGGAGAGTATCAGAAGTGGAACGGCACATCCTGGGTGAAAGATGCAGAAGCAGAAAAACTGTTTCGGATAAGGGAGGCGGAAGAAACAAAAAACAGCCTGATGCAGGTAGCCAGCGAGCATATTGCGCCACTTCAGGATGCCGTAGATTTGGATATTGCAACGGAGGAAGAGGCATCGTTACTGGCTGCATGGAAGACATACCGGGTATTGTTGAATCGTGTTAATACAGCGGTAGCAGCGGATGTTGAGTGGCCAGTCGCCCCACAATAAAGAGAAAAAGCCATCGATTGAAATATAGATGGCTTTATGTACTCTATTTATACAATACAACACCGCTCTTTTTAGTTATATATGTGCAGTTCGATGGTATATCTTTATTTATAAAAGACATTGCACCTATTTTTACATTATCCCCAATTTTACGTGATAATCCAATGATGCAACAATTAGCTCCGATATCAACGTTACTACCAATTTTTACTCTTGAACCAGGCATGTCACCATCTATCTGTCCAATGGTAGTATTCTGTCGTAACACCAGATTTTCACCAGCATCAACAGCAAAATGAACAACAATTCCAGCATGATGGGGAATTGTTAACCCTTTTCCAATATTTGCGCCCAATCCAATTTCACAACCAAATTTGTTAATTATTTTACTGTTTAACTTTTTGGCTGCTTTCTTATGTAATTTATTACCATTAATATACATTTCGTTAGCCAACCGCCACCAGAAAAGGAAATTCCGGTTACGCTGTTTTTTCTCTCTTAAAAGCCTCCAGATATCCATACGTTTCCGCCGAATTACTTCATATTTCCAGAAGTTTTTTAAATTAGTAGAGTCCCCAAATAAAACAAAGTGAATTGCCATTAAGTAAGACAGCACGATAATCTCCTTAATTATTATTTCAGACCACACATATTATAAGGTTAAGAGATTATAAAATCCTGTTGTTTGTTATTCAAAAACAATTTTCTGAGAAGGACATACAACAGCAAGTCGCCAGTCACCTTCATCAGGAAATTGGCGACATACGTTAAATCAGAGCAGCCCCTTAACTGAGCTGGTCGCGCTATTAAGGGATGATGTCACCTTATCTTTGAAGCCGGACAACATATCGCTGAACGATGAGGATTGCAGGCGCTCCCGCAAATCCTCATCACAGCGTTCAAGAGTCAGTGAAAATTCTATCTTTTTCGCCTTACCGTAGCGATCAAACTCGGAGCGGGTCGTATTCGTTTCGGTCAGGACATACATGCCGTAAATCTGCCCGACGCCATCAATCAGAGGCCAGGGCCGTCCTGTATACGCCTGCGTGGTCAGCAGAGACAGCGACACTTCGCCACCTGTAATTTCAGGATAAAGCACACCAGAAAGAACGATGCGATCATCACCTGCACCGATATACTGCCAGCTTGCTGAACGGTTAACGCGTTCATTTTTCACATGCCGCCAGCTTTTGTTTTGCTGTAACTGCTGATGCGGCAGCGTGCGCAGCTCAAAAACAAACATGCCATAGATCATCATCATGGCCATGACTCCTCAATCTTTATCGTAAAAACTGCCACGCCCGGCACGGGCGCGCCGTTCCATTTCTGCCCTGACCATTTCACCGACCAGTTTCGCCAGTTCGCGGGGATTCTGCGTAACAACGTTATGCAGATGAACATGAATTTCACCACCAAATCCGGAGGCAACAGGCTCCCGGTTACGGGAAGTTACAGGAACTGATGCCACTGGAGATCGTATGGCCTCCGCCACCGGGCGGGAGCTGGCCGCAACAACAGGGACCAGCGCCGGAGGCAGCGGAGCCGGGACCACGGGGGTGATATTAATTGCGGGGGCAGGCTTACTGACCTGTGCAATCTTCCGCTCCTGCCACTCCCCACGAACAGCAAGTGCGCGGGGCAGGTTCTTAAAGACAATATCGCCGGGGCCAATGCGTTTTTTCGTCTCATCAACCAGCTTACCTGTGTTATCAGCAATTTTGCTGAGTCTGCGTAGCGTCCCGGTATTGCTGTCTGTGAGCGGTTTGTTGTCTTTGGGTTTATCACCTCCGGTGCCATTGCCATTTTCCACAGGCTTCGGCGGATTGATTTTCGCAAGGTCCCCCTGAAGCAAGGCAACCTTGTCCTGAAGAATGGCCGCACGCTGTGCGTCTTCGATTTTCTTGCGCGCCTTTTCCGCTTCATCCGGAAGGACGCCAAGTTTTTCAAGTATCCACGCCAGCGTATCCAGTAGCATTTTTGCAGGTGTCAGAACAAGCTGTAACGCACCGCCAAGAACGTTACCGAATATCTCGCCAGCACTGGTACATTTATCCAGCGTTTCCTTGCTGGACTCCATCGGTGACAGCAGCGATTTAAACCAGTTAAACACCTGGCTGATCCCGCTTCCGATTGCGTCAAAAACAGGACCAAACCGTTCAAAGGTTTCGCGCAACGGGGTCAGCCTTTCCATAATCCCGCTGAACACCCCGGCAAAAAATGCCCTGATGGGATCCCAGTATTTCCAGATAAGGACGGCAGCTCCGGCAAGCGCAGCCACGATAAGACCAACCGGACTGAACAGCGCCCCGATAGCGCCTCCCAGTAAAGAAACGGAACCCGTCACCATTCCCCATAGTGCTGGCAGGACCCTGACAGCATTCATTGATCCGGTCAGGAGAGAAAAACCAAGACGCAGTTTTGCCAGCGGACCAGCAAGCACACCAATAGCCAGCGACAACGAGCCAACCGTTGCAGTCATTGCCAGCAACGCACCGCCTGCTATCAGTAGCTGGCGCGTCAGTGCCGGATGGGCCTGCGCCAGCGCCGTCACCCTTGATACCACCCGCGTGAGCCACTGCGTGACAGAACGCAGCGGACCGTCAATCAGATCTGCAATGCGGATGCGCAACCCTTCCCATGCACTGCCGAGTGATTTCAGATCGCCGTCAAGGTTGTTGGCCATAACCTTTGCTGTGCGTTCAGCCTCACCGCGCGCGCCTTCAAGTTCTTTTCTCAGTTTGGGTAAGGAACCGTCACCCGCTGCATCAACGAGCGCCATAAACGATGTGAAAGCCTCTTCTCCGGCAATGTCCTTAAAGAACGATACCCGGTCAACTTCCCCGTATTTGCGGGTGGCTTTATAAAGGTCGGCCAGCACATCCTCCATCGGGCGCATTTTGCCGTTCGCGTCAGAGACTGCCACACCAAGCTCTTTCAGCGCCTCTGCTGCCGCCTTTGGCGGTGATGCCAGACGAGCCAGGCTGGCACGCATTGCCGTCCCGGCATCACTTCCCCTGATACCCATATTCGCCAGCACGCCCGCCATCGCTGCGGCCTGCTCCAGCGATATTCCCAGCTTGCCCGCCACCGGACCTGCATATTTCATGGTTTCGCCCAGTGCGCGAAGGTCAGTGTTGGTACGGGTAAACGCTGCGGTGAGCGTGTCACCGACCCGGTCCATCTGGTCGGCAGAAAGGCCGAACTGCGTCAGGATGTTTGAGCCAATATCCGCCGTCTCGCCGAGATCCATACCGCCAGCCGTTGCCATGCTCAGCACACCGGGAAGCGCAGCCTGAATGGCCTGTGGTGTGAAGCCAGCCATTGCAAGAAATGCCTGGCCACTGGCGGCATCGCCTGCGGTGAACTGCGTTTCAGAGCCAAGTTTTAACGCCTGCTCACGCAGCGCCTTAAACTGTGGGCTGTTCTGGTCGATTCGCGTCAGCGCCTGAACGCGGGACATCTCTTTCCCGAACCCGATCGCAGGCTGCAAAAAACGCCCGGCAGCATAGCCGCCCGCCGCTGCCGCACCAATTGCCAGCGCACCACCTGTTTTCAGTTTTCCCGCGGTTTCCTGCGCGCGCGAATACCGCTCACGCGCCCGCGTTACACGCGCAAGCGCCTGCCGTTCGCGTTCAAGCTGGTTGTTGTACTGTTCGGTGCGTCTGATGGCCTGCTGGATGGTGTTATCGCTGCCTGTCAGGGAAATGCCGTGGCGTTTCAGTTCTCCGCCAAGTTCCCGCATTTTCTGAATTTCCCGTGTGCGCGATTCATTCAGGCGTTCAAGCCGGGTGCTTAACTGCTGCATCAGCTTTTGTTGTTTTTCGCTGAGCACTGTACCCGTGCGTTGTAACTGATTAAGGGCGTTAAGCTGGCGTCGTGCTTTCACGATACCCGCATCCGCTTTACTGACAGCGTCGCGGGCGCGCTCAAATGAACGCGCCTGACGCTCGAGATTTTTGATCGCCCCCTGCGTTCGCTGGATGGAGTCACCAAACTGCCCCATCAGGCGGCGGGCGTTTTCGGCAGGCCGGGTCAGCCTGTCAACGGCGCTGAAAGCGACCCGGATATCAAGAGTCTTCATTATCTGCATTCCCGCTGCGAAGTGCCGCCCGCTCGCGCCAGCTAACCACTTCGCCGGGCGTCATCATGAAGATTTCGGCGGGCGACCAGTTAAAAATGGCGGCAATATCCGCCACCAGATCTTCGATGTGCTCAAAGCACACCAGGGTGATTACGCTGCCGTCTCCTGCACGCTCTTCGCGCCAGAGTCTGGCTCGCTCATAAAATTTACAGCCACTGCGCACAACTGAATAAAATCGCGTGACGACATTTTTTTAATCATCACTTCATCCAGTCGTGGCGAGGTCACGCGAGGCAACAGCGTAAACATGGTATCCGCTTTCAGATTCAGCACATCAGACAGCGACAGACCACGCAGGGATCCAGCCTGCTCAATAGCCCCGGTGATCTCCACATACGTGATTTTTTCGCCACCACGCTCAATTGGTCGGGTCAGTTTTACGCCACGTTCGACAGCCATATCCTCACCTGCCGTCACATCATCCGCCACGGTGTTATTCCGGGTTTCAGTATCGATGTCTTTCATCAGTTGTCTCCTTTTCAGTCAGAGGCGACGCACTGCGCCGCCTGCATATTACTTATCAGCCAAGCCCAAGCGCGGAACGGATACGGTCAGGCACAATGTCCTTGCCGTCCTTCCGGTAGATGTGGTTCAACAGGTCGATTTCCCACAGCGGGCGATCGTTAACGCTCAGCTTGTAGTAGGTGTTTTTGACAGCGTAAGTGTGTGATGTGGCTTCGCCCTGTTTGGCTTCCCCCATATCAATTTCCGTCACACGCCCACGCATCTCGATTTCATACAGATCGCTTTCTGCATCGGTGTAGTATTCACCCGCAAAACGCAGCAGCGTGCCGTCAATCGTGCCGCCATATTTAAGGAACAGCGCACGAACAGCTCCCCCCATGACAAAACTCGCATCAAGCGCGGAGTCGTCCAGACCGAGATCAATACTTACCGCCCCCATCATGCCACCACCACGATAGCTGTCGGTTTTGCGCGTCAGTTTGGGCGGCGTGACGGATGTCACTTTACCCACTTCGTTTTCACCATCCACAAACAACGTAAAAAAGCGAAGATGTTTTGGTACAGCCATCAGGCACCTCCCAGCACCGCAAATGCGGGACCAAAGAATTCATCAGTAAACGTCTGGTAAAGCTCCATGTCTTCCAGTGGCGGAACGGGCGTATATTTGTAGCGAATACGCACACGCCCCTGACGTAAATCCGTGGTGCCGTTATCCACCACGTCATACCAGCACTCCGCGCCAATCAGTTTCCCGGCAGTAACCAGCGAATCCAGTTTTGCCCTGATGGCACTGATAACATCCTTCACGTTCGCAGGCGTCAGTGGACTGTCGATGGTTTCAAACTGCGCTTCCGCAATTGAATCAGCCAGCACCTGTGCGGTTCGGGTATACACCTCAAAGATGTAGGCGTTCGTTTCCGGTGTGCGGTTGCCCCAGAAGCGGAACCCGTTGCGACGAATAATGGTCGTGATTTCTTTGTTGTTGAGGCTGTTGGCATCGCTGTCTTCGGCCTGCAACGACCAGAACACATGCCTCGACATCCCCAGCACATTTTTAACCGGAACGTTGGACAGTGATTTGTGCCACCCCTGCTCATGGTCAATGTACGCACGAAGGCCGCACGCATAGGCAGGCGCGGGGAACGTTTCGTTTTTGCCACTTTTCGGGTTGTAGGCGATGAAGTCCGGCCATAAGAGCATCACCTCACGTTCGTTGAATTTCTGGCGATAGGTAATCGCCTCAGCCATCGTGTTACAGCCGTGACATGAGGCATACACAAACGCGCGCAGTTTACCTGCAATCACGCACAGGGATTTTGTTACAGCCTCCGTGTCCAGCTCCGGCGCGGCCAGAATACGCGGACGGTATCCGATGCTTTCATCCTGCTCTGCAACAAGCAGCGCATACATCCCCGTATAGCTGCCGTCATCCTCAGAACCACCGATAACCAGTTGATCCTGCGTCTTTCCGTCTTCTTCTTTGTGTTCAGCCACGCGAACGACGATCACCTTTGTGCTCACCTGGTCTGCGATGGCCTTAAGCGCACGATAAAGCGTCCCCGTTGTTCCGCATTTTCCCAGCACGTCATTGACGCGGGTCAGCAATGTGGGCTTGTTCAGCGGGAACAGCTTCGCGTCCGCATCATCCGCCGTTGCCACGATACCGATAACGCTGGAATCAACATCGTTAATCGCTGTTACCAGGTCGGTATTTTCCGTAACACGGGCACCATGAAAACGAGTTTCACTCATAGCTTCAGCCCCTTGTATCCGTTAAATGATTCAGCAACAATCATCACCCACCACGCGCGTAATCTCACCCCTGCGCTATTCTCCCGCCACGGCGACAACAAAAAGCAGTAACCCCCTCCGCACGCACATGCGACCATGCCGCACAGGGAGGGAACAGATGACCGACACCACCATGCAATTGCTCAGTCAGGGCACAGACCCCGTGAAAATGCCGGATTTTGATATTCTCGCCGAGGGTAAAACGCTGTCCGGCGTGGCAGAACGCCTGATGAGCCTGTCACTGACCGACAACCGGGGATTTGAGGCGGACCAGCTCACCATCACGCTGGATGATGCCGATGGCCAGTTGCAGCTACCGCCACGGGGCGCGCGTCTGACGGTTCTCATTGGCTGGAAAGGGGAACCGCTGACAGAAAAAGGCACTTACATTGTTGATGAAATCGCTCACGAAGGACCGCCGGACAGGCTGACTGTTTCAGCCAGAAGCGCAGATTTTCGGGATGAATTTAACGTTAAACGTGAGGTGTCCTGGCATGATGTGACCGTTGAGCGTGTGGTATCCGCCATCGCTCATCGGTATGGTCTGAAACCGCAAATCAGCGAAATGCTGATGGATATCGAAATCGACCACGCCGACCAGACCGAAGAAAGCGACATGTCCTTCCTTACGCGCATGGCGGAAATGCTGGGCGCAATCACCACGGTAAAAAGCGGTAATCTGTTATTCATTATGCCAGGCGGTGGCGTGAACGCACAGGGCCAGCCGTTGCCATCGTTCGCCATCACGCGCAGCAGTGGCGATCGCCATCAGTTCCGCATTGCTGACCGCGAAGCGTATACGGGGGTACGCGCTTACTGGCTTGATCTTAATTACGGGAAAAAGAAAAAAGTCAGCGTGAAACACCGCAAACCGCCAAAACCCAAAAAGGAGAAAAGCAGCAGCCGTGAAGGTGATTATATGGAAGGCGCGGAAGGCAATGTGTTTGTGTTACGCAAGACTTATCAGAACGAGCAGGCAGCAAGACGCGCAGCGGCGGCAAAGTGGCAGCAGCTACAACGCGGAGCCGCATCATTCTCCATCACGCTGGCATGTGGTCGTGCAGAACTCTACCCCGAAATGCATGGCACGGTAACAGGATTTAAAAGCGAGATTGATAATCAGGACTGGATTATTGCAAAAGCCGAGCACACCATCGATAACAGCGGCTTTACCACGCAGCTTGAGCTTGAGGCAAAAATCTCGGAATGGATAGCAGAAACAGAGTGAGCAACTTAGAATAGCAGCAGCACCACGTTAAGGGAGGTCGCTATGTTCCGTTGTCCGCTTTGTGGCGCATCTGCCCGTATCCGCACCAGTCGTCCGGAAAATGATTCAAACACCGTGCGGCAAAAGTATTACCAGTGTAACAACCTGGAATGCGGCGTATGCTTCTCAACACTGGAAGCTTTCCATAAATTCACATCAAAACACACCTCCGGCGTTCACTCTTCAGAAGGTATCCCGTGGCATGAGCTGCCAGCTTCACACAGGGGAAACAATCAGATGAGTTTGCCTTTACCTCAGAATTAACAGGCAGAATTGCCGGAGTAACAAAAAAGCGATAGATTACGCGCGGGTGCCTTTCGGCTGATGGTCGGAGGGAATACCCGAAGGCCAGATGTGGAAAGGCCCCGGAAAACATTTCTGTTTAACCGAGGCCCTAACATATCTACCTTAAGCAAGTGATAGGTTAGCGCCTCTCCAACAAAGGAGCAAGCGCTATGTCGCAAAAATCGCTTACGGCCATCACGTTCTGCGTGACGGTAATCCTCATCATCTGGATGCTACACGGTTCGCTGTGTGAAATACGGATGAGCTTCTGGGGAGCGGAGTTTGCGGCGTTCTTACAGTGTAAGCAGTAAGGAAACCGCGACGGGGGAGCAATCCCCCGTCAATCGGTTGCTAAGGTTGGCTGAAGTGGCACCCTATCTCACAGACATGAACAACAAACCCGCAGCGTAAGAACTGCGGGTTTTCTTTTTGGAACTATCACTAGCTAGTGTACCGTTAACGGCACATAATGCTCGCACAACAAACCTGTTAAAAGAGATTACTCAGCATTCTCCTGCTTCCATTGCCGGATCATTTCATCGGTAACATCACCCTCATAACATACCACGTCATACCCTCCATTACGGCTATATGCACTGCGTCCACCACATCTACTACCATTCCTTGCATGATTATAAGGACACGCACAATTGCCTGGATAAGATTCAATGGATTCTTTAATTATTTCTTTTTTGATCTGAGCATCAGACTTTCCTGTTGCTGCATATCCGCTAAAAGATACTAAACAAAGGCAGATTGCCATTAATAAACCACATCGCATACCGATACACTCTATTACTAACCAATCATAGCCCACATCATAAAATCGAGATGAGGAGTACAATACCTTTAACAAGAAGGTGTCATAACGATAATATGTCGTGCAATTCATCAAAAAAAAGATCTATATCAAAGAGATAGAACTCTTATCAGTGCTTCAGACATCGGCATTCGAGGCAGCAGAAAAACAGTAAATCTGACGAATTTGCCTTTTCCCAAGATGTTGTCAGATTAAAAAGATAGATTAGCGCAGGTACCTGTTGGTGGATTGCAGGAGGAAAAATGAAGTCGAGTGGAAAAATCCCAGAAAAATTTTTGTTTAACAGAGGTCCTGGTTCACTATGCGAAATACGGAGGAGCTGCAGAAGAATTCTGCTTCATCCTTAGAGTTTAAACAGCACGTGCACTACCATTGTTTCTGCATATCGCCACACCATCGCCACTCAACCGCCATTGCACAAAATACAAATACAAAAAAACCACCCGAAGGTGGTTTCACGACACTGCTTATTGCTTTGATTTTATTCTTATCTTTCCCATGGTACCCGGAGCGGGACTTGAACCCGCACAGCGCGAACGCCGAGGGATTTTAAAAACTATCAACCACCATTTATAAATCATAACCTTATGATTTTATTAACTTTGAAAATGGCTCTATACAACGCCATTTGAATCTATTGTCACTTTTTATCGCCACTTTTTACCCTCTATTGTCAAAAGGGTTCAATTCAACAGCAGCCTCTAAATGACCTGGAGCAAAATGCGCATAACGCATAGTCATTTTTATATCGCTATGCCCCAGTATTTTTTGCAACACAAGAATATTTCCGCCCCGCATCATAAAATGACTGGCAAACGTGTGACGTAGCACATGAGTTAATTGCCCATCAGGAAGCTCGATCTTCGCTCTCTTAATTGCAGCGTCAAAAGCCTCATAACATGGTGAAAATAGCGCTCCTCGTTTTTTAGGAAGCATAGCCTGCAATTGAGGTGAAATCGGTACAGTGCGGTTCTTCTTTCCTTTAGTTTTAACAAATGTGATTCGACCGGGCAGTACTTGAGATTGCTTTAATCCTTCTGCTTCACTCCACCGAGCACCCGTCGCAAGCCCAATACGGACAACAACCCCCAAATCTTTATTCCGTGACTCATCACACGCAATCAGAAGGCGTTCAATCTCATCTACATACAGAAACGCCAGTTCCTTTTCTTCCTCACGAAACTTGCGAATACCAGTCAGGGGGTTTTCACCAGACCACTCCCCAAGGCGCTTCAGTTCGGCAAAAACAGCATGTAGATATGACTGCTCGCGATTAACGGTTGCTTCACTAAGTTTTTTCTTCCCCTTGGGATTCCATTCTCCTGATAGCCTTCTTTCCCGATAAGTAGCAAACATATTTTTGTCAAACTGAGAAGCAAATGGATCTCCCAGCCTGGAACAAATCGCCTCAAGTTTGACTTTGCGCTCTGCACCAGAGGACAAGGTTTTACCGTACATCTCAAACCAACGAGCAATCAACTCAGAAAGACGAGGACCAGAACCATCTTGAAACTCGTCTCCAACTCTACTATTCATTAAACGGCGCTCATAAGAGAGCGCCTCACTTTTTGTCGCAAACTGTTTACGAATGCGTTTTCCCGATGCCCCGTAGGGATAACATTCGCAAAGCCATTTACCTGATGGAATCTTACGAACCGACATTTTAGTTACTTATCACATAAATCAAATGCAGCCTTAGTGACATCCCCCAGACTCTTTTTTAACCCTGGGGCGGCATCATTATCTAGCCAAAATGGATTATTGTTATCTAACGGTAACGCACCAAATGTTTTACCTTTTATTCGAGCCAAACCTGTAAGTGCATATAACTTATTATCGTCAAAATTCATCACATAAGGATTACCATCAAGACACTGTAATTGAACCTCATCAGTATTAAATGGCCATACCCCATTGAAACTCTCACGTTCAATAGTTTTAAAAGGCATTGCGACGGCGGAAAAAGAAAACATAGATAAAAAAGTAACTAATAGTTGAACCTTTTTTACTTTCATATCATTACCTCAATTTAGCTCAAGTAAGATTACAAATTAAAAAACGCCCTAGAAATGACACCGCCTACCAAAACCCCTACGCAGATAAAGAATATTATTTCTTTTGGATAAAGTCGGATTAATTCTGAAGCACGAAGTCGGACTTCTGGTAAGGTCGAACTCTCTGTGTGGCTTGATGCCGATTGTTGCTCTAACCACGACAATGCAGACTGTAACTGAGAACGAGTAAGATCGTTTAAACGTCCTGTACCGAAATTGATATGGCAATACCGCAGAAGTTTTTGTCGAAGTCCACAGTCTTCACTGTTACGTAGTAATAAACTTACAAGAGCCTTACAGGCATCATGATCTTTACATCGCTCAAGCATTGCATGCAGAAAACTCTCCGCTGTTTTATATTGATTTACTGTCATATCATCAATACCAGCTACACCAATCTCCGCATGTACTTTTTGCCAAATAATAAACGCTTCAGTATTGCTAGCTTCTGCAATAGCAGCAACCAAGCTATTTAGCTCCTTACGCTGAGCCTTAAGCAAAGGGCGATCGTCATCATCATTATTCGAAGGGATTGCGATATTGACGGTCTGAGAACCATCATATCGCTCTATCTGAATATTCTTTTCGTGAAAATCACGCCCAGCAACGCGATTGTTTGAACCGTTTGAGTTGACGGCCATGTCACCTCCCTACTATCACCTACCCTTAGTTTCGTTATAGTCACGACCAGCGATACGGTTATTACCACCAGAAATATTTAACTCACGTCCTGATGGCTGAGTTTCCTTTTCACTGATCGCACCTTTTAAAGCCCCAATCACCGCATTTTTCACATCTAACGAAGCTGCTCGAAAGCGAGTAATCAACTCCTGCTCATCATCGTTATAAGTTTCAGGTGAGTGAATTCCCAACACAACATACTGAACATCAAGGCCAAAACGAGACAGCGCTGCCAAATACGCAGCATCAGGAAAGCTATCTCCTTTCTCATATCTAAGCTGAGTTAGCTTTTTGACTCCACCAATGTCGCTCATGGCAACTTGACTAAGTCCCAATCTTTCCCTTTCCTCACGCAACCGCTGACCAATATCATTTTTCATACAAAAACCTTGACAGGTATCTTTTTTGATACCAAAATGATTTCACGAGCTATTAGATGATCACAATATACCACTATGAAACAAGTTCTTCACGATACCAGATCACGCATTCCGCGTAACACCGCCACAGGTCCAAGACTGGCACTTCGGCTGTCCCTCGAGGAGCGAGCCGTCATTGATGAAATGGCAGCTAAAGAACAACGCTCATCCTCTAACATGGCGCGCATGATCTTCCTTCGCGGCCTAGAGCTAACCCAGAAAGAACAAAACAAATCTTCCTGATCAGGAGGCTAGTGGGATGTCAGGTATAACCATCAATATCAATGTGAATGCCCCCTATGTATCCCTGCAGAAATATGCAGAGATAACAGGTATCCCTCTTAATACATGCAAAAAGATGTTGGCTGACGGTCGAATTATTATCCGACCCAAACGCGCCAAAATGGAAAAGCCTGAAGTAAACCTTGTGGCGATGTTAAAAGACGCTTTGGCTAACAGCTAAAACAATGAACAGAGCACCATCATGAAAAAAAACGCTAATAATCCATACTCCAAATTTCGTAATGGCGTAGAACGCCATGTACACCACGTCGCTACCAGTGCATCACGTAGTAACAGTCGCTATAACCTGAACGAGACGCACGCAACACCGGATGGCCACGCTGTAAAACAAATCGGCGAGCATGCCTGGCTGATTGAGAAAGCTGGAATCGTGATCCACAAATGCCCACGCAATCCGTTTACCGGAAACCGCATTTTTGCACTGAGCTGTGGCGACAATCAGTTCGGGCAGGATTTCACATTATACGAAGCACTTCGCACGGTTGATCGTCTGCTTCGCGGGCAAAGTTTTATTAAACAGGCTGATTTATAACAGGTGCTTTATGACCAAAGACCATGCACAAGGTGTATTTATCCGTTTTATTGATTTTCGCGGTGAACTGTTATTACGTGCATCCGCTATTGACGGAGTGACTCCGGCGGGTAAAAACGGAGCCGACGAAGCCACTTACGTTTATCTGAACGGCACGCGACTGCTTGTGGAACTTCCGTACCAGACCGTACGAGAAATCATCAGCGAAGCTGAAAAGGCACGCCAGGTTAATGGCGATGAACCCTATATCGAAATTATTTGTATGGATTCAGAGGCTGAAATACAGAAAGCAGATTAAAGGGCGTTGTGATGGGCAAAGAATATAAAACTCTCATTAACAAAGCACTTGAGCGTTTTTATTTTCGCTTAAGTGCATCAGGCGCTCATGCTGAACGTGCGGCCCGTGACTCATTGACCAGAGCAATCCGAAGTCTGTATGACGTGGCTTTTTACGCTGATGATCTGGATGCACTTAACGAACTTTCCGAGCTGATCTGTGCCGCAGAATGCGGGGAACATATTGAACCGTATAAGCTGGGAAATATCGCATGAGTATATTTATTTCATGGCTTGTTCTGATTATTTCGGTGGTCTGCGCCATTGGGATTATGCGAATTATTAATTCAGTAAAAAAGATTGAACGCTTTTTCACTGAAGAATAACCGCGCAAATAAGACCCAAGGTTAAATAAGAAAATGTGAAAACAATCCGCATTCGCGGAGGTATTCGCACACGCCAAGGAGGCGTAATGGCAATTAAGCATTTTCCTGTCGTTCGTTTCACCTCCAGAGGACGTGAATACGAAGTTGACGAACGCCTGATTACCACAATCGACAAACACCGTTCAGAAAAGGATGCACATCACATCTATCTCACTGACGGCACTTACTTTTGCGCCACCAACGTGGTGCAGGTAAATCTTATCAGACAGGTACAGGAGTCACGCAGATGACCATTCTGGACTACATCGCTGCCAATCCGGGTTGTAGCGGTGGAGAAATCGCCGCAGCACTGAATACACCAACCACAACCATTAATGCGGAGCTACGCCGACTCTGGCGCAGCGGTTCAGTCATAAGAAAAGAGCGCAAAACAGGCGGTCGCTTTTCTTACCAGATAAACCCGATGCCGTTCGGGTGCGGCAATCCACTTACCAACATGTTTAACCAGCTACTGAAGGAAGCCAGAGCATGAGCGCCATCAACCACCAGGAATTACGCGAACTGGCAACTGACCTTCAACGAATGGCAACGCATCAAAAATTACTGGCGTTTCGCGCAATGCTCTCGCCGTCTGCTGTGCTGGCACTGCTGGATGAGCTGGAGCACGCCAGAACCACGGCTCCTGCCATTCGCCTGACACTCCATCATGAAATCGCTGATTTCTGCGCGACGTTGGAGGCACCCGGCGAACCGGAAACGCCGGAAGCAATACAGCAAGAGCTGCTGCAACGCATTGACAAGGTTTTTGATTTTTTTCTGAACCAGTAAGAAACCAGAACATGCACACACAAAAAAACCGCTTGCCATGCCGCAATCAGTCAGGTTACATTTCCGCTGCACCTCACAAAACGGGTGCCGGGTTTCGCAGCCTGCTGACTACACAAGCGCACAACCGCGCCAGCGGTTTTTTTGTGCGTACTGTATTGCCACGTTTTTTTCGCGTCAGAATTATGGCGGGGCGTACGGGGCCGACTTCGGTCGGGCCGGGTTCTTGTGTAGCCGGTACTGCGAACCTCGTACGTCTCGCCACCCACAGTTTCGCAGCTCTGGATGGTGAGTTTTCACAACTTACTACACAAGGGGCCACACCATGGCAAACCGCAAACCACACCGCGCTATCGCGGAGCGTCGTCACATCCAGACTGAAATCAACCGCAGACTTTCCCGCGCATCACGCGTCGCGCAAATCATGCACATCAATATGCTGCATGAGCACAGCCACGCACTATCAAACATTTATTCCGCCTCTGTTTTCAGCTATCTGGCGGATGATCTGCACGAGCTTCAACAGCTCATCCAGCAGCAAAACAAACTCCATTAATTCCTGTTCCGGGCCTTTCCTGCACCTTGCGGCGGGAGGCCTTCGCACATCTGTAGTAAAGAGAATTGCAGCATGATTGACCGTCACGACTTCGTAAAATGGGTGCGCACACAGGACACCCGTCTGGCCCCAAAACTTCAGGCAATGTTTGATTTTTATCTCCGTGCCCGCGCCAGCCGGGCACGCACCACAAAACCGGAGAACGCAGACACCCTTTATTTCACCGTGGACGACTGTTACCGCGTAGCCTTCACGCCACAAGGTCTGGCCCTGTACACCCTGACACCACACGGCGACTCCCTGCTGGCGTATTACAACTCCCCGGCCTCCGTATTTGCGGCAATGCTGGCGCATCGTACCGCTGGCGGGTGTGCCTCGCTGAGTGAATACACCACTGAATTTAACCGCCTTTCCGTCATCTTCTCGCAGGAGTGGCAGCGCGTGACGGGATACCAGCCATGAGTGAGTTTGCATGGAGCTGGAATGAACCGCAGCCAGCTATTGATCCGGACGACTTCGCGAACTTCAGCCAGTTGCCAAAAACCGGACTGCAACGCGCCATTCGTTACTACTATGAGGCGGACAAAAAGGCTCAGGAAGAACAGGATGCGAAGGAAGAAGCCTTTTTCGCACAATCCGCCATGGGTAAAAAACTCATGGCATCCCTTGAGGAAGCCGGGCAACGCGAAAAACTGATAAAAAACATCATCAGTAAGCGCCAGGAAATAAAGCAAGACCCGGTGGCCTGCGCCTTTGCCGAACTGAAGGCACTTCCCGTTTATCTGCGAGACCCCCTGAGCCGCCGCCTCTCTTTTTTACGTAAGAAGCAGGAATCTGACCGCCAGAAAGGAAAAAACGCCAGGCTGGCAGAACGCTATGCACAAGGAACCCTGCTCAAAATATTCAAACGTCTGAAACGCACTGACGGACGCTGGCTGACACCGTGTTATTGCTCCCTTGCCGGACGCGAACGCCTGGACGATTTGCTTTACCTGCCGCAGCTCAACAAACACCAGATACAGACGCTGGCCACCATGACGGCGGCGATGTTCAGCAGCACTTTTGAAACACTCTGCGATAACTTTGGCGCGACCGATGGCGAGCTGACCATGAAAATTGCGCTGAAGGCGTATCAGATGCTGGCCCGCATGGCGTTACATCTGCACACCATGCCGCCGCATTACGAAGCACTGAGAACGGACAAAGACCGGAAGAACGCACCGAATACGGAGCTGCTGCCGGGTGCCATCCTTCGCCTGACCTGTGCGGAATGGTGGAAACACAAACTGTGGCTTTTACGTTGCGAGTGGCGGGAAGAACAACTCCGTGCCGCCTGTCTGGTTTCCAGAAAAACATCACCCTATCTGAGCCAGGACGCGTTAAGCGAGTTTCGCGCACAGCGCGAGAAAACACGCGATTTTCTGAAAAGTTTCATGCTGGAAAACGAAGACGGGTTCACGATTGATCTCGAGACAGTGTATTACGCGGGAGTAAGTAACCCGGTTCACCGTAAGGCAGAAATGATGGCCACCATGAAGGGGCTGGAACTTCTGGCCGAAGCCCGTGGCGACAGAGCGGTGTTTCTGACTGTCACCTGCCCGTCAAAATACCACGCCACAACAGAGAACGGTCATCCGAATCCCAAATGGAACGGGGCCACCATGCGCGACTCCAGCGATTACCTGGTTAACACGTTTTTTGCGGCAGTCCGCAAAAAACTGAACCGCGACGGTCTGCGCTGGTATGGCATCCGCACGGTGGAGCCTCACCATGACGGCACCGTGCACTGGCATATGATGGTCTTTGCTCATCCGGAAGAAATCGACAGCATCGTGGCCATCACCCGCGATATTGCCATTCAGGAAGACCGCCACGAGCTGGGCAATGATATTACTCCGCGCTTTAAGGTGGAGTATGTCGACGGCTCAAAAGGCACACCAACCAGCTATATCGCGACCTACATCGGAAAAAACCTGGACAGCCGCGCCGTGGATGGCATCGACCCGAAAACGGGCAAGCCACGCGTTGACCACGAAACCGGAAAATCAATGGCCGAGAGCGTGGAACGCGCCATCGGCTGGGCGCGCCTTCACCGGGTTCGCCAGTTCCAGTTCTTTGGTATCCCCTCCCGTCAGGTGTGGCGTGAACTGCGCCGCCTTGCCAGCCAGATGGCACGCAACCCGGAAGGCCCGCAACGGCTGAAGGATGACGCAATGGATGCGGTACTCGCTGCCGCTGATGCCGGATGTTTTGCCACCTACATTGAAAAACAGGGTGGCGTGCTTGTTCCACGCAAGGACTACCTGATTCGCACCGCCTACGACCTCGCAGATGAGCTGAACGATTACGGCGAACAGAGCGTACAGATTTACGGGATCTGGTCACCACTCATCGGGGAATCCTCCCGTGTGTGCACGCATCCGGATAACTGGAAGCTGGTAAGACGTAAACCAGAACCGGAAGACAACGCCCACGAAAATGGTTTTGACCTTCAGGGCGGCCCTGCCGCCTCTTGGACTCGTGGCAATAACTGTCCCCGTGTACAGGAAACGGACAACAACGGGACAGAACAGCCGGAAGAACGGCCAGCACCGTGGCCGCAGCTCCCTGACGGCGTTGATGTGGATGAATGGATGCGCTCACTGAAACGGCACGAACGCCGGGCGCTGATGCGTTCGCTTCGTGACAAACAGGCAAAAAACAGCAGTGATGAAATGCAGAACTGGACACAGAGCCGCAAACAGCAGCGGCCTTTGCCTGATAACCACGAATTACTCGCTAAAGAATGGCGGGAGTCTGCTGAATCTCTCGGCCTGCATATCGGTGAACAACAGATGCAGCACCTGTTACGGGGCGGCAGTCTGTACGTTGACGGCAGCATCATTGCACCGCAGGGATTTGAAATTGTACGCAAACCGGATACCCGCCCGGACAGCCGAATCACGCAGCTCTGGCAGCGCCTGAGCCGTAATCATGGCGTAAGCAGCACGGAGATCCGCCATAACCCGGTCGCCAGCTATCTGACACAGCTGGGGGCATCAGACCCTGAAGCCGCCGCACGCCTGGCATCCACACTTCAGCAGGACCAGAACACCATGAAAACACCCGTTACCGTGCTTTCTGACATGCTGCGCGCCATCCGCGACGCAGAGCACGCACAGAGAATCAGTGAAACCACTGAACGCGCCCGCCGCAAAGCAGACCTGCTGCGGGGTGGCCTGACCAGTGGAAACAAAAAACAGACAGAAACGGGACTCACGAATCCCGTAAATGAGCAAAAAACGCGCAGCGATATATGAAGCGCGCACAAAACAGGCAAAAACGGGATTTCAGAATCCCGTAAACGATTAATTAATCAACATAAGGAAAAGCGACATGAAAATTTGTATCGACGACGGCTCCACCAACATCAAGCTGGCATGGACTGAGAACGGCGAACGCCGCAACGCCATCAGCCCGAACAGCTTCAAGTCGGAATGGTCTGCGCCGTTCGGTGGCACGCAGCCCGCGAACTACATGCTTGATGGCGTGCGCTATGGTTTTGATCCGGTCAGCGATCGCTTTGTCCAGACGACCGACACGCAATACCAATACAGCGATGTGAATGTCATTGCCATTCATCACGCGCTGGTCAAATCAGGCATCACACCACAGGAGGTGGATGTGGTTGTCACCCTGCCACTGAGCGAGTATTTCGACACAAACGCACAGCCGGACATGGCCAACATCAACCGCAAAAAAGCGAACGTTATGCGCCCGGTGGAGTACCAGAACGGCGAAGCATTCACTATCCGTAACGTGCGGGTTATGCCTGAATCCATTCCGGCTGGCTTTAAGGCACTGGCTGACATGAGTCCGTTTGAATCCCTGCTGATTGTGGATTTGGGCGGAACCACGCTGGATGTGGCAAAGGTTCAGGGGCAACTGGCAGGTATCAGCCAGGTGTTTTGCGATCCACACGTAGGCGTTTCTCTGATGGCCGATGCCGTACTGTCGGTGATGGCCACTAACGGTATGCGCACCAGTCACCACATCGCCAATACCATTATCGAACATCGCCATGATGAAGCCTGGCTGCGCCAGCACATCCACAATGACGCGCATTACGCCAGCCTGATGGCGGTTATTCGTGAAAAGGAAGAAACACTGAAACAACGCGTGATCCGCGCGCTGGCGGTTTTTTCGGGTTACGGGCGGGTGATGGTTGTCGGTGGAGGGGCGGAGATTGTGGCACCCGCTATCCGCGAAGCCTGCGGAGTTAATGCGACTTTCATCGCGGACGGGGTGCCACAGTTTGCTCTGGTTAATGGGCTGTACGCAATGGACAAGGAGTAAACCAATGACGACACCAACCAGACGGATAAGTTTCTATCTGAAGCCTGCGGCCGTCAAGAACGAAAGCGAAGCATGCGCCTGGCTGGACAGCCTTACACCAGAAGCCCGCAAAAGCGGCCAACGCGTGGCTTTTCTGGCCGGGCTGGCACTTCTGAAAATGAATCCAGCAGAGGCTTACCGACTGGCTGCATGGGCTGACGATGAGGCGTTATCAGTGACACAAACCAGGACAGAATGCCCCGCGTTACAGCCAGTATCAACCGCACAGATAACCAGTCAGATGGCCGGAAATATCCGGGCGTTATTTCCCGAATAACACAACATCAGGGCGCATCCGCCCTGATGACTTTAATCCGGGAACATAAACAAGGGGGACACAATGCAACACATTGACAGAGAAAAAGGGAAAAAAGCATGAACAGAAAACAGAAACAAGAGTTGAAATACTTCTTACGTAAAGAAATTGCCAGGCTTGAAGATGCAGAGTCACAATCATCAGAAATTCCGTTCGGAATGGATATCAACGACGCCCGTATGCTTCAGGCATACCGTATAGCTCAGGCTGCACTACAGACAAAACCGTTCAATAACATACATGAAAAGTATGATTATTTTACGGATACCGCTTGCTTGCTGACATCAGAAGAACAAAAGATAGCCCAACTTTTAGGCGACACATGGAACCTGTATTTAACATTGCCAGTTGAGCATCCAATGGGTAGAGATGAATTTTGCCGGGCAATTCATCATTGCCAAAATATGGTGTTGGCACGCCCGGCCATCAGGGCGCTGGCCAGGAAGGGGCAAGGCTATAAAAGATAAGTAAAACGCCCTCCTCCAGGGCGTTTATTTCAATGCACAATAGTGCACAAATTTGCACAATTTTTTTGAACGACTTTTTACCCTTCCGGCCCGCATGGCGGCTGGATCCGTCAAGGATCCGTGCGTGCACAAAAAAACGCGCTTTTTCTGCGCGCAGGTGACGGGGGAACAGCCCGCGTTTCAGGGGGTAAATAGCATTCCCTGAACGATGTCGCAGAGACACAACAGAATGGCCATATTTCTCACGCTGAGCATGAAAAAGGCGTGAGGGCTTTTGATTTGATGGGGTAAACGGTAAGGCCGTCAAAATCGCACTGAGGCAGCGAGAACATACAGTCAACGCGGTGGAATTGCGTAAGAGTCTGACCGTCGATGGTGGCGATAAACTGGAAGGCGTCGTGAAATTATCTGATTGATACAGGAGCTGGAGAGCCGGGGCATAAATTTTTTATGCCCCGGCGAAGCAGCAGACAAGCGAAGCGCGTCAGCGATACGGCACCTTGCCGACCATACTTCATAAGTGCAAAATACGAGCAAAGAAATCAATGGAGGCTGTCTTATGGTCATTAATTACAAGCAGTTAAGAGAAAAACGGGAGCAGGTAAAGGAGAGCTTTCGCCGCAATGAAGATCTGACCCCGCTTGTACGCCTTGCCCAGGGCATTGTAGATGCTTATGAAATCTCGCTGGAGCTGCCATCACAGACCTGGACAGATAGCGACGGTAATCGCCAGCATTACGTTTCATGCGGACTGGAAGCAGCCGAAGGATTTCGCAGAATGCCTTTATCCCAGCTCCCTGCCGCTACCCCCAAAGCACGGGGCAGCAATGATGAGCGAAAACTGACTTTTAGTATTGAAACGGTGGTTGACGACACACCTGGCGAAGTCGCGTTCGTGCACACTCCTGTTTCGATCGCAATGTATAACGATGAAATACAGGTTCGCGTTAATAATAATATCGTGCCACTTAAAGAAGGTAATTCACCCTACACCACCGTTTGTGAAGCCATTCAATATTACGTTCTCTCTGAAATTGATAATCTCAAGCCTGACGGCACCCAGAAAATGGTTCAACTCTGGTAAAAAGGACAGCCCCATCACGGGGCTGTTTTTTCATCAAGAAGAGCATAAGAGTTAAAACGGATCACCTCTTCGCCAAGCCAGTCATTGATGTGCTTCATAGCCTCCATGACGGGCATCAGCTCGTTAATTGCGTAAACCCGCGCTGCCTTCTCCACATCGCCAAACGCACTTTTTTCGCCCGGCATCGCCCCCATCAGTTGCGGCGGAACACGGTGCGCAGCCAGCACATCATCACGGGATGCCGCCTTAACATTCATGAACTCATCTTTTGCGGTGATCTGCTGGAACGGCAAAATTTGCACCCCCTCTTTGCCCCCGTTGGGCGCATGAATGAGCACGTTTTTAAATGCACCACTACCACGTGCACCCTGTAATGTTTCTTTCAGGGAGTCCATGCTTTCGCGGTTTACCTGCGCTGCACCGATGTAGATGATGCACCCGGCGTGGGATCCGTTGTCGTAGTACAGTTTTCTGAACATGTCCGCCGAATGAGAAAGGCTGGCCGAGAGTAATGCGCCAAGATATTCCGGCATGCCGTAGATTTCCTGGTTAATATCCGGATTCATCAGGTGGCACACTTTGCCAGGACGAAACTGAAACGCGTCCTTGCCATCCTGCACATACCACCATGATTCAAGATCGCTTCCGCGTCGCATGTATTTCGCCAGGGCGTGCCGTAATTTAAGCGGTTCGCCGAGCATATTGCTTCGAAGCTCAAGGAATGCGTTACCGAACACAAACCAGTCCAGCGCCAGCGCCGAGAAATCCTGCCGGGAAAGCAGCGGGTGCGGGATGTAGCAACCGAGTAATACATTGCGCTTAAAGTAAAGCGCAGACTGATGCCAGGACGTTTGCCGGGCTGCTCTTGCCAGACCGTACCAGTCCACCGGGGTTTCATACCACCGCCCGTTATCAGCACAGTACATATTGTCCAGCAGGTCATGCCCGGTCAGGCGATAAGGACCATCAAATGTGAATGCACTGAGCGATGATTCTTTCCTGAGCGCATCAGCGAGATCAATGCGTGAACTCATGCGCACTTTTTTATTTTTTCTGCTCATCAGAACTCCATAACCATGAAACGCTCGTTTTCTCCTTCGCCGCCAATTGGTTCGTTAATGACAGCAAGCATGGTTGCCCACGCAAGGTCGCCGTGGCTGATCCCCCTCGCGCGGTCCGTTTCGTAAGTGATAAAGCCGCCCGGTGTTTTCACCTTACGCACGGCGTTAAAGGCCGCGACCAGCTCGCGTTCGGCACGATCGTATTCCCACCGCCCGGCACGCATTATTTGCAGCATTTTCAGTACCAGCGACCGTTTTGATGACAGCGTGAAGGTGTACGGAATAGCAGCAGGGAAAAACCGTTTCACTATCTGATAAACGGCATCCCCGTGCCCGCCAGTCGCATCAATGCCGATGTGTTCCACGTTGTAGCGACACGTGAACTCTTCAATGACTCTGGCCTGTTCTTCAAACTCCAGCCCCTGAACGCGTCGCGTCTCCACCGTTCGAAAACGGCCACCAGGAACAGCCGGAGGAACCACCACGGACACCGCGCCGCTGTCGCCGTTTCCACTGCTGCCGTTTGCGTCATACCCAATCCATACCGGACGATTCCCCATCGGGCGGGGAGCAAAAGGTTTCCAGTCTTTCCAGTCGTCGTATCCATCAACACCGCAGCCAATCAGGATATTCAGGTTAAATGCCGATTCCCCTTCGCGGACAAACTCACACATATAGAGATTGTGGAACTCGTCTTCGGTGTTTTCATCACGAATTTCATCAATATCGGTGTGTTTCCAGCCGTGATTAACCACATCTTCCAGCGTGACAATTTGCCGCCACGTCCGGTCGGGGCAGATAAGCCCGTTATGCAGCGTTTTCCAGTCCACAGAAAAACGCTGGCGTTTATGCGCGGCCTTTTTCTCGTTCCAGCGGTCGCCGTTCCAATAGACGTATGCCTCGTGCGTTTCGGTGGATGGCGTGGAGAAGTAGGTGCGCCGCAGTCCGCTGAGGGTTGCCATAGCGCCAGCCACCTTGCGCAGTTCAGCAAAGCGACTGACCCAGAAAAATTCATCAAAATAAAAATTGCCTGTGTAGGACTGTGCCGTCGCAGCAGAAGTACCGAGAAAATGCAGTTCTGCGCCGTTGGAGAGGATGATTTTATCGCCCCCTTTCAGCTCCACATCAACTTCAGCCGCGGCCTTCTGAATAATGCTTTTAAACTGGAACGCCTGACGACGCGACGCAGACAAAAAAATCTGGTTACGCTGGTAAGGTTGTGCCACATCGTCACGCAGCGCCATCAGCAGTGCTTCCTGTGCAAAATACCAGGTCGCCCCAATCTGTCGGGATTTCAGGATCATCCTGTTACGTATCCCGGCTTCACTGCAAAGGGTCAGGGAGTCAAACCAGCCCCGCTGATGCCACTCCAGCCTGCTGATGATTTTTTCCCGCAGTGCGGCAATCTGCTCCGGCGTGAAATGATTTTTAAGTTTTTTCGCCCGGCCTTTCTTTCCTGTGGCCGTCGCATCCGGCTGGCCATCATGCAGTTTTTTAAGCTGCCGGGTCAGCAGGTCTATTTCCTTAAAGTCACCACCTGTTTTATTCTGTTTTTCAGTAAGCTGGATGAGGCGCGCATCGATGGACTGCGTGACACGCTGCACGGGTGGCGTTTCATCCCACTGGTCGCGTTTTTTCCACGCATAAATCGTGTTCGGGTTTATTCCCATCAGACGTGATATTTCTGCGGGCGGATAACCCTGCCAGTAAAGTTGCCGCGCACGCTGGCGCACAAAAGCGTCCTGAATCATTGCTCCCCCTGTGTAATTACAGGAAGATTACCCGCGCGCGAAACCGTTCTCCTTAACCCCCTGTTCTGGCCGTTTTCTTACAACAAAAGCCCTTTGTATCAGCCTGTTACGCTTTGCCATCATGACTGAAGAACCAGTCAGAGGGGCAAAAACTATGGCTAATGAAAAAAAGACATCCCGCAAAAAGTTTCGCGTGGCTGTCTCCGGATCAACTGTTGATGGCCGTGAAATCAGTCCGGTGCATCTGCGTGAAGCCGCCGAGAACTTCAACCCGGATGTTTACGCTGCCCGCGTGAACGTTGAGCACTATCTCTCGCCATGCCCGTCAAGCGAATTTTCCGCAATGGGCGATGTCACCGCACTGAGTACGGAAGACATTACGGAAGGTCCGCTGGCCGGACGTACTGCGCTGTATGCAGAAATCGAACCGACCGAGCGCATGAAGCAGCTTGTCGCGGACGGCAAGAAAATCTATTCCAGTATCGAACTGCACCCGCAGTTCTCCGTTAACGGGCGCGCCTATCTGGTCGGGCTGGCGATGACCGACACCCCGGCAAGCCTGGGCACTGAGCGCCTGAAATTCACGGCACAACAACGTCAGGCGGTGATGACGTTCAACAGTGTCCAGGGTGAAGCACCGCTCATTTCCGAAGCCATCGAGTCTGAAATCATCGAAATGGCAGAACAACGCCAGGAAGAAGGCACCCAGTGGTTTAACCGCGTAATGGGGATTATTGGTCGTGGCCGCAAAGCGGATGACGCCAGTTTCTCCCGTATTCAGGAAGCGGTGGAAGGCGTCGCAACGTCACAGGCCGACATTATCGACCGTTTTAATGTGCTGGAAACCCGCCATCAGCAGGACCGCCAGAAAATCACGTCACTGACCACAGAGCTGACAGCACTGAAGGAAAAACTGCGCACGCAGGACGGCGATCCGCAGAACCGCTTCACCGCAACGGGCGCAGCCTCCGACCAGCTGGCTGACTTCTGATAAGACAAAGGAGCAAATTTTTATGAATCTGGTGATGTCAGATATTACCCGCAACAAGCTGGGTTGCTATATGGCGCAGCAGGCGTCGCTTAACAATATCCCGGTATCTGCACTGGTATCGCGATTTACCGTGGAACCCTCGGTGCAGCAGCGTTTTGAAAACGCAGTAAAGGAGAGCACTGAATTTACAAAAAAAATTAACGTGTTCGGTGTGACTGACCAGAAAGGCGAAAAAATCCTCCTGGACACCACCGGGCCGATTGCGCGCACGAATACCAGTTATGACGGCACAAAACGCCGTAACCCGAATAACGTGGTTGATCTGAAAAACCGCAAATACCAGTGCGAACAGGTGAACTACGACACGTTTATTTCATATCCGCAGCTTGATGCCTGGGCGGCACATCCTGATTTTCAGTCCCGCATCAGCGCACAGATTGCCCGACAGGTGGCGCTTGACCGCATCATGATCGGTTTCAACGGCACGTCTCACGCGGATGAGTCCAACTTCAGCACCAACAAGCTGCTTCAGGACGTTAACGTGGGCTGGCTGGAGCACATCAGAACCGACGCCAGCGAGCGCGTTATGAATGACGTGACGCTGACCTCCCGCAACATGGACAACACCGTGGCGCACGCGGGTAAGTATGCGAACGCTGATGCACTGGTACAGGACGCACGCTCATCCCTGCTGGATGAATGGCACAAGGAAGCTGACGACCTCGTGGTGATTATGGGGCGCAACCTGTTTAACTCGCTGCGTCTGCCCGTGCTGAACAGCATCAGCGGCCAGAATCCCAATGCGGAATTACTTGCCGGGCAGCTCATCCTGTCATCGCGCACCATTGGCGGGCTGGGCGTGTTCCTTGCTCCGTTCTTCCCGGATGCAACGATGCTGATCACCTCGTTCAACAACCTGTCGATTTACTGGCAGAAAGGTTCAATGCGTCGCCTGATGAAAGACGAACCGGAATACAACCGCATCGCCACCTACCAGTCCATCAATGACGCTTATGTCGTTGAAGACTATGGCAAGTGCGCGATGGTCACTGGCCTGAAGTTCGCCGACAGCTAATCAACTCACGGCGGGCATCATGCCCGCCTGTAACGGAGAGAAAAAATGATTACTCCTGCACAGCAACACTGGCAGAACGTGATGGCACAGCGCGCAGGCCGGGCGAATGAAGGCGTGGACCACGCCGCGCGTACCGCGCATGAAGAGGTGCTGTATCGTCTGCGTCTGGCACAGGCCCGCCTTAAGGGCGTACAGGCCAGAAGCGCGAAAGCCGCCATCAAAAAAGAGTTATTGCCGGACTTTTCCGGCTGGATTGAGGGAACGCTGGAGGCTGACGGCGGGCAGCAGGATGAAGTGATTGCCACGCTGATGGTGTGGGCGATTGACTGCGGCGATCTTCCGCTGGCGCTGCGTATTGGTGCGTATGTGGTCCGTCATAACCTCATTATGCCGGATAACTTTGGCCGTACTGCTGCCACGGTACTGACCGAAGAAATCTGCAACCCGGTACTGACGCAGGCCGGGACGGATGCCGACGCGGATTTATCCGCCTTTATCGAACCACTGGATACCCTCCGGGAGATTGTCACCGACCAGGACATGCCGGACGAAGTGCGCGCCAAATTATGCAAGGCGTGCGCCTTTGCCCGTCGTGGTCTGACCGATGCAGACAACATGGCCTTATCACTGAAGCTGCTGCGCGAAGCGATGCACCTGAACCCGAACGCAGGTGTGAAACGCGAGATTGCAACCCTTTCCCGCGCCCTGAAAAAAGCCGATTCCGCAGCCGAACCAGAAGACGCCAGCGCACAGCAGGCGCAGGACGAAAGCAGCAAAAGTAAAAAGACAACGCGGAAGCCTGCAACACGAAAAACCACCGCGACGCAGAAGGCGAAGCGCGGTTAACGACTGACCCCGTCAGCGGGCGGCGTGCGCGGTGTTCCGGTTTGACTCCGTGACCGTTTACACCGCGCACCCACCGCCCGATTTTTTTCAGGAGTGAACCCCATGAGTATGGTTGCCAGAACTGAACCCAGACCCGCAGAGGACGACATCACCGATACCGATGATGGCGATACCCGCATTTCAGCGGGTGCATTCTGGCCGGATATTGTGCTGCGCGAGCTGCGTCTGGCGGTACGACTGCCGGGCCGTGTGACCACCTCCCGCCTGCTGCATACCGCCACCGGGGCCGTGGCACACGTTACCCGCGAGCTGGAAGCGTGGCAGCAGGAACAGCAGGCGGCTGGCCATCAGACGCTGGCCGATGTTCCGGCACCCGTAATTAACGGAGAAAGCGTCAATCTCTGGCACTGGCGCAATGCGGTTTACACCGCCACACGCGCCCTGATTCTGGAGCGTTACCGCGATGCGGACACAACGGACAAGGGCGACCGCCGGGCGGACGCACTGGATATACAGACATCGGATTTGTGGCGCGATGTGAGCTGGGCCATCTCTGACATTCTGTGCCGCCCGCGAATCTTTGCGGAGTTGTGCTGATGAAAGTGAAGGCACTGGAAGGCGACACCGTGGATTCGCTCTGTTTTCGGTACTACGGCACGACGCAGGGCGTCACCGAAAAGGTGCTGGATGCCAACCCCGGACTCTGTCAGCAGGTATTTCTGGACGCCGGGCAGGAAGTGGAGATGCCGGAGCCGGAGAAGAAGAAACGAGAAATGATTCAGTTGTGGGGGGAGTAGCAGTGAGCACCATTCAAACAGGGATCACAGAGCAGGTTATTGCGTGGCTCTTTGACCACCTGCCAACGGTGTATGCAGTAGGCGCGGCGGTCAGCATTTCCGCGCTGATGAGTCTTTATGACGGACGAACACTGGTTCAGACCGTAACGGGATCGCTGGCGTGCGGCGTTCTTGCCATGGCCGTGGCCGGGTCGTTGCGCTTCTTCGGGTTTCCTGAAGATGCCGTGACGTTTATCGGCGCATCAATCGGTTTTATGGGTGCAGAGAAAGCACGCGACAAGGTTATTGCGGCCTTTAATCGCAGGGTGAAGGAGAAGGACGAATGAGCAACACATTTAAATTCAGCAGCCGGAGCGAAAAGAATTTGCAGGGCGTAAATCCTGATCTGGTGAAAGTGACCCGACGGGCACTGGAAATCTCGGAAGTGGATTTTGGTATCACCGAAGGGTTGCGCAGCCGTTACCGCCAGAAGCAACTGGTGGCCACGGGTAAGAGCCAGACCATGAACAGCCGCCACCTTACGGGGCATGCCGTGGATGTTGTGGCTTATATCGGCAGCCAGGTGTCATGGGAATGGCCGCTGTACGAAAAAATCGCAGCAGCATTCAGACAGGCCAGCCGGGAACTGAATATTCCGGTGGAATGGGGCGGCGACTGGAAGACCCTGAAAGACGGACCGCATTTTCAGTTACCACACGGAGCCTATCCGGCATGAAGCTCTGGCCCACGCTTGGCGTCGCTTTCCTTCTGATTGCCGGATGGGGAACATCCATGCGTCTGTCGTGGTCGCTGGGCCGGGAGAACGCCAGAAACGAAGCGCAGGCCAGCACCCTGAAAAGTACCGCCGACACCCTGAATATCATCAGCGCCGGGGTGCAGGATATGCAGCAGGTGCTGGCGCAACTCCGCGTGGAAAATCAGCAACGCAATCAGGACGGAGAGGTAAGACGTGAACAGCTACGCAACGATATTGCAAAAGATGAATGCGCCCACGCTTTGCCTGACGCTCGTTTTACTGACAGGCTGCGCAGGCACGCAGAACGCGCCACGGCCAGCGCCGTCAGTCCGGCTTATACCGCAGACGCTGACCATACCGGTAACGCCTCCCCGCTTCCCTGATACTCCCACATGGGGAAATCTCGGTATATGGGGCGACCGCCTTCTGGATGCACTGGAAACCTGTAACGCGGATAAACGGGCCATTGAATTACTGGAACAGCGCAGGCTGCAACGACTGAACAACGAGGATAACAACCATGCTGAAAACTGATTCCCTGCGTGAAGCCATGACCCGTTCATGCCGATGGTGTCAGGCCAACCCGGAAAAATTCACCATTTTCGTGAAGAGCGGCAACATTGAAACGACCGGAGAAACCCCATCGTTTGTTTACCGCTATCAGATGGTGATGTTTGTCATGGATTACGCCGGGGAGCTGGACGACCTCACGCTGCCGCTACTGGCGTGGTTATCCGAAAATCAGCCACAGTTGTTGCTCAACCCTGAGCGTAATCAGGACATCAAATTCTCCGCCGTTATCAATGACGATGACAGCGCCGATCTCCTGTTTACGCTCCCCCTGCGGGAACGCGTTCGCATCACGCGCAGCAGTCAGGGGACACCGCAGGCAGAACACCTGCCGGAGCCAAAACCCCGCCTGCCATCTCCCGAAGGCGACTGGTCGCATGTATTCCAGGATGTGACGTGGGGTGAAAGCGATGGATAAGGCATTCACCCGCGTGGATGAAACCTTTGAGGCCATCCGCGACAGCCTGAATCAGCAGGCCATCAATAACATCGCCAGAAAGCTGGCACAGGATTTACGCCGCGCCCAGCAGGCGCGTATCCGGTCACAGAAAGCGCCGGACGGGACCGCGTGGACACCACGCAGACGCCGCGTAACCCGGATACAGGAGCGCATTCGCTTTATCTGGAATAACGAAGCACGCACGCTGAAAAACTGGCATCACGACACGGGGAAATACGGGCGAACCATTACCGGGTGGGATGAGGATAAAAACAATATCCGCACGTTTTACCGGGATGACATCGACCGTTTTCTGGAAATACGCACCCGGCGCATCAACCAGGACAGCACAAAGCGCGTCCCCATGTTCGTAAAACTGCGCACCGCCCGCTACCTGAAAGCCCGTGCAGATGCTTCCGGTGTGACGGTGGGTTACAGCGGCGTGGCCGCACGTATTGCCCGCGTTCATCAGTTCGGTGAGCGCGATCAGGTTGCGCCGGGCATTTTCACCGATTACCCGGTACGTGAGCTGTTGGGTATCAGCCAGGCAGATGAGCGCCTGATTTATAACACGGTGCTGGGCCGGATTGCGGAGGCTGTACGGTGAGCGCTGAACTCATGCGACTGCTGAGCAACATCATCCGTACCGGGATCATCTCTGAAGTTGATGAGGAATCCTGGTGCGTGCGCGTTCGCAGCGGCGAACTGGAAACAGGCTGGCTGCGCTGGAACACCACGCGCGCGGGTGCCTTCAATGTGTGGTTGCCGCCATCACCCGGCGAACAGGTGGTAATTGCCTGCATCGGCGGCAACCCGGAAACCGCCATGATAATTGGCAGTCTGTGGAGTGATGCCATTCCGGCACCCGGCAAAAGCCTGAAAGAAATCGTGGTCAGCGCGCCGGATGGCGCGGTGTTCCGCTACGACGCGGACGCAGGCGCACTGAGCGCCAGCGGCATGAAAACGGCCACCCTGCAGGCATCCGTCAGTGTGACACTGGACACACCTGTCGTGGAATGCACAGACCTTCTGAGAACAGCGACGCTTGACGTCACAAAAGGAGGAAAGATGAGCGGCAATATCACGCACAGCGGCGGCAACTTCACCTCAAACGGCATTACCGTGCATACGCATAAACACGGTGGCGTGAAAGGCGGCAGCGATTCGACAGGAGGCCCGCAGTGACAACCCGCTACACAGGAATGAATCCGGACGGGACGGGAAACCTGAACGATATGGAGCACCTGAAACAGTCAGTCAGGGATATCCTGACCACCCCGCTGGCAAGCCGGGTTATGCGACGGGAATATGGCAGCCTTGTGCCTGATTTGATTGACGAACCCATGAATAACACCACGCGTCTGCAATGCATGAGTGCTGCCGTGATTGCGCTGACACGATGGGAACCCCGCATTGCCCTGGATGCCATCGACGTTGTCTGGAAAGCGGGAGGCCGCGCCGGGGTGACGCTGTCGGGCACTGTCATGCAGACCATGCAGAATGTTGAGTTAACCATCACGCTGAGGGAGTAAATCATGCCCGCCGTTGACCTTTCCCAGTTACCGGAACCCGCCATCATCGCGGAGCCTGACTTTGAGGCAATTCTGGCTGACACAAAGGCCATGATGATTGCGGCTTATCCCGCCGAACAGCGTGAAGCCGTCTCCGCCGCGCTGGAGCTGGAATCGGAACCCCTGAACGTTATCGCCCAGACAACAGCGTTTCGTGAAATGCTGTTACGCCAGCGGGTCAATGAGGGGGCACGCGCCTGCATGTTAAGCCACAGCGCCGGGACAGACCTGGACAACCTCGCGGGCAATATGAACACAAAGCGCCTGACCATCACTCCGGCAACGGATACCACCGACGCAGTGATGGAAAGTGACACCTCGCTGAGACTGCGGGCGCAGCGGGCGTACGATGGCCTGAGTGTTGCTGGCCCGTCAGGTGCATACGAGTATTTTGCCCGCAGCGCCAGCGGTCTGGTGCGTGATGCGCGGGCTATCAGTCCGTCTCCGGCAAATGTGACGGTTTCCATCCTGTCCACTGAAGGCGACGGCACAGCAACGGAGGCGTTGCTTAATACCGTTCGCGCCGTTCTGAATGCAGAGGATACCCGCCCGGTGGCCGACCGCCTTACTGTACAGAGCGCCAGAATCGTGACATGGCGGCTGAATGCAAAACTGTACTTTTACCCCGGCCCGGAATCCGAACCTATTCTGGCGGCGGCTGAATCGTCGTTCAGGAAGTGGCTGGCTGAGCAGGGGCTTATCGGTCAGGACGTGGCGTTGTCCGCCATTGCTGCCGCACTGCATGTGCACGGTGTGCAACGCGTGGAGATAATCGAACCCACACAGAATATGGCCATCAGCGACATACAGGCGGCGCGCTGTGAGTCGTTCACCATCAGCGAAGGTGGGCGCAATGAGTAATTCACTGTTACCACCATCAGCCAGCAGTTTCATGCGTTGTGCCGAAGCTGTCGGAACGCGCATTACAGACATCCCGGTAGACCTCAACACGCTGTGGTCGCCGGACACCTGCCCGGTGCACCTGCTGCCTTATCTCGCCTGGGCATTTTCCGTTGACCGCTGGGATCGCAACTGGCCGGAAGAGACAAAACGACAGGTGATTCGTGATGCATGGCTGATACACCGACACAAAGGGACCATCAGCGCACTGCGCAGGGCCATTGAGCCGCTGGGATACCTCATTCGCGTGTCTGAGTGGTGGGAGTTCGGCGGAGAACCGGGAACATTTACCGTTGAAGTCGGCACACTGGACAGTGGCGTGACGGAGGAAATGTATCTGGAAATGGAGCGGTTGATTGCTGATGCCCGTCCGGTCAGCCGCCACATGACAGGGCTGAATATCATTCAGGAAATTCCGGGGGATATTTTTGCAGCGGCGGCAACTTATGACGGTGAAGTTATTACCATTTATCCGGACGATTAAGCATGAGTACCACAACACGAAAATTTAAAACCGTTATCACCGATACAGGTGCCAAAAAATTAGCTCAGGCAGCCGCGCCAGATGGTAAGCCTGTCCGCCTGACTCATATGGCCGTGGGCGACGGTGGCGGCACGTTGCCCACACCAGACAGTAAGCAGACCCGTCTGGTGCATGAGGTGTGGCGACACACTGTTAATCGCGTCATCCTGGACGCAACACATCAGAACCGCATTATTGCGGAGCTGGTTATTCCTCCAGAAACGGGCGGATTCTGGATCCGGGAAATTGGTGTGTTTGATGAGCACGGCGATTTAATCGCGGTGGGCAATACTGCCGAAAGTTACAAGCCAGCCGTTGCCGAAGGGTCCGGACGTGCACAAACATTTCGCACCATTCTGACCGTATCCAGCACTGCCACTGTGGCGCTTACCGTGGATAACACCATGGTGATGGCCACAGTGGATTACGTGGATAACAAACTGAAAGAGCATGAACAGTCACGACGTCACCCGGATGCCTCGCTGACCGCAAAAGGCTTTGTTCAACTCAGTAGCGCCACTAACAGCGATTCTGAAACGCTGGCTGCAACGCCGAAAGCGGTTAAGGTCGCGTATGATCTTGCTAACGGAAAATATACAGCGCAGGATGCCACAACAGCGCGAAAAGGCCTTGTCCAGCTTAGTAGTGCAACCAACAGTACATCTGAAACGCTGGCGGCAACATCAAATGCAGTAAAAGCTGCCTATGACAATGCTGAAAAACGTCTGCAGAAAGCTAAGAATGGTGAGGATATCTCTGATAAAGACACCTTTACGAAAAATATCGGTGCCTGCCGTGCATATAGTGCAGAGCTGAATATTGGTGGAGATAGTGAAGCATGGACAACTGCGCAGTTGATTTTTTGGCTAGAGAGTCAGGGGGCATTTAACCATCCTTACTGGATGTGCAAAGGCTCATGGGCTTATGCAAATAATAAGGTCATTACAGATACAGGTTGCGGAAGTATTTGTCTTGCAGGTGCTGTTGTGGAAGTTATTGGCACCCGCGGCGCAATGACCATACGCATTACCACACCGAGTACATCCAGCGGTGAAGGTATCCCTAATGCTCAATTTACTTATATTAATCATGGTGATGCTTATGCTCCTGGCTGGCGAAGGGACTATAACTCCAGGAATAAGCCAACAGCATCAGAGATCGGGGCGTTACCGTCAGATGGGACAGCAGTATCGTCAGTTAATCTGGCTTCAAAAGGTCGGCTGACCGCCCTGACAGATAATATGCAGGGGGCCACAGGTCTGGAGTTATACGAGGCGTATAACAACGGATATCCAACAACGTATGGAAATATCATTCACCTGAAAGGGATGA